ATACACTTCACCTTCAACACCACTAATACCAAATCCAGTAGATTTGATAGTTCCACCACCTGTTTTTACATTAAATTGATTACCAAAGCATAATTCATATTGAGCAGACTGATTTATGAGTGCTTTTAGGTCTCTACGAATAGTAACCTTCGTAATATTGGAAGTAATTGCTGAATCTGTCTGATCAATGATTCGTTGAGACTCAGAATACTTAAATCTACCACCAAATGCGTTCAAATTAGCAGATCTTCCGTACTCAGTAAGAGATGTACTGACTTCTGCCTTAAGTTGGTCTTTATCATCCATAATACTGTTGTTATAATAGACGAAAGAGTCCAACTCTACATACAAAATCTTTAAATCTTCAATTCGTTGGTTAATTCCTGCAATTGCATACTGTTTTAAGTCATTCAGTATGTTCTGCTTAGTAAAGTCAGATAAGAATGTACCATTTTTAGGTTTTATACTTAAAACTACAGTTCCAAACTCAGGAGGATCCAATTCCTCACCACCAACAACAGAAACAGACTCTGTATTTGGATAAACAGACTGAACTATTGCTTCATAATCCCTAGGTGTAACCGCCCTGTTCTGTGCGGAGTACATTCTAGGTGCAAAATATCGTATAGAGTCAATTGCTTCGATATCAGTACCGTTTCTAGCGGTCTGACTAGCAATTACTGTTACATTGTTTGTAGATGAGAGTGAATTTCCTGCATCATCTACTATATTTCCTGAGAAAGTAAAGAATTTACCTTCATTCCCATCCTTACCATCAGTTATAATGTAAGAAATATCAATTTCATCACCAATTTCTAGTTTTTTACCAAACAGACCATCTCCAAATAGTAATTCATAGGTCTCATTCTTAATTTCTTGTATTAGATATACATTTGAGACTGGAGTAACCTCAATAATATTGTCAATTCGTGAAAATGATAGTCCTGCAGACGATCCAGACTTCTTAACAGTTACTTTAAGTGAGTTTAAATCAATAAATGAGTTGTCGAGAATGAATCTTTGATCAGAACTACCATTTACAGTAAATTTTTTAGTTAAAAGTGTACCTTGATAGACAGTTAATCCAGAAAATTTACCAGTTCTAGGAGAATTATTACCACCTATCCCTCCAGAGTCCAAAGGACTGGTTACAGTTACATCTTCTGGGACTGAAAAAGTATAACTTGTGTTGCTTACAGCACCAACTAGTGCCAAACCTTTCTTTAAAGTGACAGTATTACTATTTCCTGCAAATTTAAACTCAAAATCAACCACTGCTTCAGCAGATCTTCGTGATCTTGGTACATATCCTATGTTTCTAGCTAAAGAAACAACATTTTCTCGTAGTGTTGCTGAATCCAAGAAGGACTCATTAGCAACCATATTACTATTAAAGGCAGTTATATATGAATTATACGCTAATATATCGACAATGATCGACATATTTGACCCTTCAAAGTCAAAATCCTTAAAATCAGAGTTAGCTCTCAGGTAATCCTTTACAGATTCCTTGATTTCAGCAAAATTTAAGTTAGTAAATTTAGTAAATGGCATTCCTATTACCTAGATGATTCCAACATGAAGTCAAATTCTTGACTTGGGAAGTCCTGTCCTACAATATCATAAGCAACAAATACTTCAAATGTATTATCGTTGGGTTTGGGTTCCACTCTCACTGCAGTATTTGCAATACGACCCTCGAACCCCTTTAAAACATCAAAAATTTGCTGAGTTATGACACTTGCTGTACCATAATCAACAAAATCAAATAAAGATCTAGTCACATCTGTACCAAGATTAGACTGAAAAGGTCTTTCGCCACCTATAGTCTGGATTAAATTCCTTACAGCTCTCTTGATCGCATCCTCATTTTTAAGGACTCGTACATCTCCAGAAACAGGGTGGGGCGAAAAAGAAAGATCTATATCTTTAAATGCCTTGGAATTAGATTCAGCCATACAGCGGCTCTAGGTATCTCGATTATTTATACCAGTTTCCGTAAGATATAGATTTAATCCCACTCCTTAGGATTATAAGCAGGGTCAGGTTCGTTAAAATTATTATCTTTTGTTATCTCTCCTTCTAATAAATCTGACAACTTCTTACATCTATCTGCTGCTAATTGGTGATGTGAACCTCTACTTCTAATAGCATTCATTATACAGTTGTATATGTCATACTCATCTGCGTCTGAAATGATAGCATCATAAATTGCGTCATCCAATACAGATAACGCATAGTCCTTATATTCAGTATCATCACTCACTAGGTGTAGATGATTTCTTTTCTCAGTCATTGTTTGCCTCAATGATTGCTTCTTTAATGACACTCTTAAGTTGCCTTAGTTTCTTTTTACCAAGACCTGCTCTAGTATCGATCTTTACCTTTACCCAGTATACTCCTGCTAATACTAACAGGAAAGGAACTGCTTCTGCCCAAGAGATGTTGTTCCATGCTTCGACTACATTCATTTGCCTTGCCCCCTGTATGCCTTACGAGCAGCGTTTCGGGCGGTGCTAGAAAATTTAGAGTGCTTACCTTGTCCTTGTCGAGTCTTTTTGGGTGTCTTTTCAATCCAACTGCCACCTGATAAGTTTGTGAATACTTTAGCCATTAATTTCTTTCATAGTATGTGATATTGTTGATGGATCTGGGTAGGAAATCTCATAGAAAGATTGAGCATAGTCGCTCATCAGATCCAGAAAGTCAGTCTCACTTATATCGGTGTGCTTCTCAACTCCACCGATATAGATTGTGTAAACTGTCTTTGGCATTAGATAACTCTCATCTTCTCGTGACCTACTCTCACACGAGGATCGCACCATATCTCGAACCCTGCTTCTATAGCATCGAGACAGAAACTCACATCTTCTCCACACATATCTTGAACATCGCCTGATTCAAAGACTTGCATCTTAGGAGCAAACCAAGGATACTTAATGCCTTCGTTCTCAAATACTCCTTTCTTAATCAGTGTCCATCCGAAACCTGTATAGTCTACAGTGAATGGTTTCTTTCTCTTAGTCATTGTCTCACCTGTTTCGTGATTCATGACTCCACCATTGTTACGGAAGTCGCCCTCATCTAACCAATGAGCAACACTAGTAGTACGACCATCTTCAGTCATATACCAACCAGCAGCAATATCTTTGTCCATAAGAACAAGTTGTAAGAACTTCTCAGTTCCGTAGACGATATCACTATCAATCCATAGTTGGTAGTCGTAGTTTAACTTACCATCCCAAGGAATCTGGTCTGGTCCTCTTAAGACATTTGCCCCAAGACACTTACATCTAGCAAAGTTAACCATACTAGAATAGTCTTGAGATATTTGAATACTCGCCCCATGCTGTACTAAGTCAAAGCAGAGTTGAACGAAACTCTTCAAGAACTGGAATGAACATCCTCTACCAGGCATACAGAATACTATTGCCTTTCCTTTTAACATCTCCCATGCCTTGTCGTAGTCCCATTCGGGTTCGGCAGTTTTCTTTGGAGTTTTCGCCTTTACAGTAAATCCTTTAGCCATAATGAATAATGTACTTCATATATTATAACAGATTATATAGTCACAGTCAACGACTCTTGTTTTAATCTAGAAACACTCCGTCACTTTCTACAGTCATAGTTATTTCCCCATCCTCATACCAATCAAACTGGTTGCATACGCTCTCAGGCAGATCTAATACCAACTTATCCTCTGCATGGTCGTACCTTATGGCGATTTTTATTTTTTCAATATTTTTTTTCACTAACGAATCCTGTGGTTCGCTTTTATATATTGGATTATTTTTTTATAGAGAGATATAGCAAGGTCGATCTGGGTCGTTTATAGCTTACAAAGGTTCCTTCGATTTAAACGCATCACAAGGGGGCACGATAACATATAACAACGAAACAACTGTGATTTTCGATGTTACTTAGTGTCAGTAATTACAATAGTAGTTATTACTTAGTGTCTCATAATAGCCTGTCCGTGGGTAATAATCAAGGTCATCATTATACTCTGAGTTGTTGTTAGTTTCTGCCTGGTAATCTTCATGCTCAAAGTAATAACCTGCCATGTGATTGCAGTCCTTCAGTGTTAATAACTGTATTATAGCAAAGTATCAGGCAGTTGTCAAATGTTCCTCTGTTAATTAATAAGAACTGTGAGCATATTGTGACCTGATAGTTGACATTTTGTTCCATCCATAGTACACTCGCTTACCTAACAACAACTCCGCACTATTAATAGGTCTTAAATAACACTTAGTGAACACACAGTTATTAACATATATTGAGAGAAAGATAAAACACACAGGTATATTTAAAAAGGTATTTAATAACTTTCCGTGTATACTTACTAACCCCTATGTAACCCCTCTAAATGACACTCAGAGAGGTGTTAATCTGTATTAGGTTTGTATATGTCTGCGAGGGTACTTGTCTCTCTAATTAACACTAACTGTTCTTGTTCTCTGGGATACACTAACAGGCAACATTTACTCATTGGTTGTAAAGAATGACCACACACATTTTTCTTTACACTAACACAAACTGTTATGTAAGTATCATCAACAAAATCTACTATTCCTCGCATATTGTCGGGGAATTGTACATAGTTTCCTTTGGTGAATTTGTGCATCTTAATTGATAATCAGTACTGTCTAATAAGTCTACTATATGTAAAGGAAGGGATGTATTATTTTTTGCCCACTTTACTCGATAGTTCATAATAAACACCCTAAGTAAACTTAACTGTTCATGACTAAGTTGTACATTGTGTATCATATTAATATTTAATTGTTGTTAGTTAGTGATTGAACATAGCACTCGTCAATGTCTATATCCTCCTCTATTATAGCACATATTCTATCAATATCCTTTGATGAACTTGCTTCTACTGATAACAACCAACCATCCAAGTCTTCTTGATATGTATCATTTTTTAGGGCGATTCCCAACTCATCTTGATATTTAGTGAGAAAATTAACAACTGAATAGTTATTATAACTGTCAGCAAATACGACCACTAAAGTAGCACTAACCCCTGTGAAATATGCTATCCCTGATGATAACTTATCCATAGACAATTTAGTCTTCCTCGGCATTACTTTAACCCCCATCTTATTTGTAGATAGTTACTATCATGATACCTTTCTAACTCATCTGGTTCACTCATAAATATGAATTCTTCACAAAAGTATTGAACAGATATCATACCTAAATCTTCACATGCTCTAAGCATTTCACCTATCTGATTGTTACTTAGTTCGAGAAAGTCTATGCAGTAAGCAATATCTTTTTCTAATTGTGATGTGTGTTTCTTGTTAACGAAGTCAGGTAATTGTGGTTCTTTTTTGTTTTTCATAGGTAGAAGTTCTCCTGATAAGTAATAATTTGTGAATAGAAATCGTTATCGTAAGATAACATTTTGTCCTTATAAAGTGTAAGGGATGGATTTACACTCTCTGATCTCATCTTTGGTAGTCCTCGCTCTGTTGCTATTCTATCAAAGATTTTACGATTTAGTGGCATTTGTTACACCCACCCACTAGTTAAGTTAAACTCATCCAGTATAATATCTCTTACTCTCTCTCTGTCTAGTGAATCACCATCACCCCATGTATATCTGTCATTGCCCTCGGTCTCTGCTTTGACTAATTTGTCTCTGTATATAAAGATAGCATCAAAAATGTGCTTCTTAGTTAACCCCTCGATTGGGTAAAGTGGATCTTCATTGCCATAGAATGACCACACATAATCTACGAAATTAAATAAACTGTTGTATGCTGACATAATTTAAAGAATGATAAAGGACGATTGAAAGAAAGAAATAAGCGGATGTTTTCATTAATCTATTGCTAGTTCCATGCCAGATACGAAATCTTCGCTGACATTTTTGTAAGATACGAACCACTCAAATTGCTTTTGAAAAACTCTCATGCCATATGAAAATTCATCTAATAGTGCATTGAGTCTAGATTTAGTGGTGTTTGACTGCCAACCGCCATCGAAGATTTGAATTGAATTGTTTGATACGGTTGCAATGTGATTGCCATGTAAATAAACAAATGAGTTGCCCCTGATGTTCACTACCTCGGTATTTGAAGATCTGAAGTCAGAGTTGTTTCTGATTGCCTGATTCATGTTCTTTTCGATGATTCGCATAAGGTCTCTTTGTTTGGTATACATCTATTATAACCAATAAAAAACCCCCAAAGGGGGGTTAGTGTGCCAGTTTGTGAAGTGGTTTTATTCGCCCACTAATTCAGATAATACCGCTAGAATGTCATTTCCAGTTTTTGCATCCTCGAAAACTGCGTCAAGGTCAATGTTAACAAATGGTACAGATTGTAGAGTCATTGTTGTTAATTAGTAAAAAACAGTTAGTGTTAATTAGTGGTCTTACATCATCCTAACACATTGTGTGTCTAATTAGAATGCCACATTGTTAATTAGTGAGAGAACAGTTATTGACACATAGCATCGAATCTTCTAGTAGTTTCTATTACTATTTCAACAATAGTTCCTGTATCTGTATTTTGTTCTAATGTATAAAGTTGATCATTAGTTAGATTATTTTTAATCCTATATTCTTCCCATACTTCATCATATAGGTTTTCTAGGATTGTCTCGTTATGTATGTTGCTCATTATCTAAAATTAAGTGATTTGATTTCATTATCAATTGATGATGATAAAGCATCAACTTCCTTATCTACATTGAAATAATATAATTTATCTTGTATTATTTCAGCGATCTTCTTCTCACTATCTGACATATACAGATTATAGTTTTGAAGAGCATTTGCAACTAAGTTGTATTCTTTTCTAGTAAATGTTTTCATTTAAACTTCCTCTCTGATGTAACCATTTTCTGAAACCATGAAAGCATCAAGTTTTGAAATATCATCTTGAGTTAGAGTATCAAAATCAACTCCTCCTAACTTGTAGATGCCCCACTCTGAGATCTCGATGACATACTCTTCCCAATTGGCACATAAGCATGCAACATTTGAAAGATTGTCATCAAACAGAATTCTCTGCTTGATTCGGTTTACTGGTTCGATGTAAGTTGCTTTTGAGTTCATAATTTCTGAATTTCGTTTGTATACTACTATTATAAAGGATGATGAGGTGTTTATCAGGTGTTAGTGGACACTTTGTGAACTGTCCTTAAAATGGGTTGCTCCAGTTATATGCCTGATAATCTGTTACCATACCATCTTTGTTAAGACCATCAACAAAATCATTGAATGCTGTTCTCTTCGCAATTTTGTCTCCTCTCCACATAGGGTCAGATTTTACTACATCTGCCCACATTTCTCTGAAAGATGCAACTGCTTGAGATTTAGTCATTCGGTAGTTCATTTTAGAATTTCGTTTGTATATACTAATTGTAGTCCATACCAGATGCATTTAGTGGTATTAGTGGACACTTTGCAAACTGTCTACTTTGCATCACGAATTTTGTCAAAAACTGCTTCAATTTCATTGGGTAGGTCATCCAACATATCCATATCTAACATTGTCTCATGTAATTTGTTCATTTGATATAATTCATCAAATGTCAATTCTACTGTGATTGTTTTTTGTCTTAGTTTCATCATTTTGTGATTTGTAAATTGTTTACACATTGTAATTCTTAATTAGATCTCTATGAATAGATAATAATCTATCTAGATTTAAACCATCTAATTCAGTCCACTCTGATACATAATCCCATGTATCCCAGTCAGTTGAACCATCTGTATAAGTTGGTGCTGAACATAACTCCATTTCTTTATCTAACCAAAATGTTCTACCAAAATGTTCTGAAATGACTGTTTGAAACATTTGCTCGAATAGATTAGGTTTCATTAGTTTGCTCTCCTGTCTTTTTTGAAATCGCAATTTGCATACTCTTCTATTTCTTCTACTACATCATCAAAATGATCTCCCCAGTAATCCATAGCATCATTGAGGAAATCTTCATCAAATTGAGTATCAACATACTTATCCATATCAGTTGTTACATATTCAACTAAATCTTCTGTTGACATATTATCAACAAGTCTCTCAACAAAGAAAGATTTTAATTCTTTGATTAATTCGGGTGTAAACTCTTTGTTTACTTCCTTCATTCGGTTATGTGAGTAGTATTTCATTAGTTTAACCTTTAACTGAATTTGAGAGGTTAGTCTCTTTTGCTTGACATAGATTGTCTATTAGATTGTCAAATGTTTGGACATCCCAATCTTTTTGCTCTGCTACATCGTTTGAGTATGCTTCCATTAGCACTTCATAAAGATAATCGTACTGTGAAGATGTGACTTCGATGTTTAATCCTTTTCGCATAATTTCTGAACTTTGTTTGTATACTACTATTATAGTCCATACAAGATCATTTTCTAGTCCTAGTGTGCAACTTTGTCAACTGGCACACTACACCTCTAAACAAGTTGTAAATCTTGATATGATTCTACCGACTGGTAAAAATACATCATCCAATGTATCATAAACTGTTACTGTCTCTAAAAGTTTATCTTCATCCATAGATTGCAACTCTGTTAGTAAATCAAGGTAGGTCATATATCCTACTTCGTTATCATCAATAGAAGCAGGATTTGCAGGTTTAAATAACTTTTTAGTCATGTAATTAAGGTGATTAGTTGTTAAGGGATTTTCGGATGTTGCACTCTATTTCTTTTAAATATCGTGCTTTTCCTGGTGTTTTAGATGTTACTATTATAGCACCATTTGCACCATGCCATGTATAATGTTTGCCGACCTTTTCAAGTTTAAAGTCATACTTTTTCATCAACTTTCTAAGGTCTTTGCATATCTTTAATGCCATTTAATACTCCTCTTGTGCAATAAATGGGGTAAAATTATCTCTTTTAACATGATATCCTACTACTTGAGCATCTGCGAACTCACCACTTCCTCCATCATCCAAGCATACATGAGCATTGAGATATGCCTGTATTTCTTCACATAAATGCAACGGATTTGGTGCATCTGTATCACCTACAACTTCTATTCTAAAAGAATAATTAATAACTTGTCTCATGATGTAATCCCCTGATCTTGAGTTAAATCCCACACTTGGATGTAATTGTTTAACCAGTTTTGTTGATACTCGGTTAGTCCATTGATTTCAGCATATACATGACCATATAATAGATCATCAGCACTCATAAATGGTAAATTATGTTTAGTACAAAAGTCCTCTAATACATCACTTAAAAGATCGAGATTGTTCATAGTGTAATCACCTTGAATGAATTGTTGTTTAGTTATGGTTGACATTGATATCATTTTGTATTACCTTAGATAGAGATATGAACCGACCCAATCAGCATTGATGTAACATAACTCACGAGATTTAGGGTCAAGTAAGTTGTATCTTACATGCTTTGCACGACCATTCCATCCTGCTGGTTTGTATACATCACCAGTGTTTTTATCGATGAATGCATGAACACTTCCATCACGATACTCATTTCTATCTTGGAATGTATCGAATTCTTGTTGAATGACTTTAAGGAATTTCTTACCTTTTTGTATTCTGAACTTCATTAGATTTGCAGTCCCATCTTCCATTGATGCCAACTGATCTTTAGCATACTGAGATAGTTCTCCCTCGTATCTTAAAGAATTGCCTGTAAGCATGTTTTTATGGTACTGTCTATAATGTTGCTCTAGTATTTGAGTTAGAAATTCTGTATAGTTGAGAACATCTGCCTGTATTGCCTGAGCATCAGTTGGTGCTGATTTCACATTTCGTTCATCAATTTGCATTGGTGGTGTGTTTGGCATAATTCATTTGCTTTGTTTATACTAATAGTATAGCAATAAAAAAGCACCTTTTGACAGGTGCTTGTGCCTCTTTGTGAACTGTCACTATAGAGAGTTAACTCTCTTAATATCCACATTACCATATTGTTCTAGTATTAATTGTCTAGCACCATCAGGATTATTGCTATTTACAATAACACTCTGAAGTCCTAAGTTTGGACTATAGAAGACGACTTCTTGTTTGCGAATTTCAAAAAACATGATGTTTACTTAGCAGGTACGGTTGTTAATATCTTATCAATATATGCATCAGGATTTGTTGATAAGAATGTAGTTTTAGCGTCATCAGGTGATGCTGCTATAATAGTTGATTCTAACATAGAACCACTATTGTTTTCTTTATAAAAAATAGTGTGTAGGAATGCCATTGTTAAGAGTTAGCGAAAGAGTGAGCAGGAAGTCCATCTTCAAAGATTAATTCAATAATCTTCTGAAGTCTATTCCTAGTTGAGAGTGATGCTTTACCACATAACGGAACTGTAACCACTCCATGAGATTTACGATATAATTGATAATTACCAACTGGAATATTGCCATTAGCAATATTTTCTGCATCATCTTTATGTAGTCTTATGACTCTTCCTATCGTTTGTGCCATTTCGATAACAGGTAGATTTCTCAATAGTATTGTATGAGTTAATCCTGGAACATTGATGCCTTCAGATAATATAGAGTAATGAAATACAACAAACTTTTTGTTGTCATCACGACCCCACTCTGTTAGAGTATTAAAGAATACATCACGACCAACTTTTTTGTCATTGACATATGCACCATGCTTTGATGTAATATGTAATACATCATAACCTAATTGTTTTAGGACATCTAAAAGATTAGTTTGTGATAGCATTCTCCATAATATTCTAGTATTAGGAGCAGCAACTAAAACTTTAGCACTTTGCTCTTCTGTTAAATCGTCAAGTATTTCTAATACCATTTCACGATCAACATCATGTGCATTTCTCTTAGTTCTTACATGATCTGTTTCATGAACTACTAGTTTTGGTGGTATAATACTACCATTCTCAATTAATTCTGGTGCTGGTACACTAATTAAGGTATTACCAAATACATCAGTGTTATTCATACCACGACCATTAACTTCTCTAGTATATTTTGGTGTAGCAGTAAAGAAATAACTGTTAGTTGCATTGGTAGCAGTAGCAGCAACTCCAACAAAATGATTTTTTTGAGTTGCGTTATGTGCTTCATCACAATACATGATATCAACATCTATCATAGCATCATCTAGTCTGCCTAGTGAGTGATATGTAGAAAATATGATTTGATGTTGTAATTGAAATTGTCTATCAACTATCCACTCATGAATGTAACGAGGTTTAGTAGATGAATCGAAAGATGTCTCTCCACTATGTACATGCAATATGTTTAAGTTGTCGTTGAGAACTATGTTATCATTGTCTTGAGTATACTCTAGAAACTCAGAACATAATTGATTTGCTAGTAGTAAACGAGGTGCAACAATAACAACAGTTAATGGAGCAGCAGCAGTTTCTAATCTTTGCACTAGATCTTCCAACATGATGATAGTCTTACCACCACCAGTAGGAACATACACACAACCCTTATCGAACTGTTTTAGTTTGTCAAGTGTTCGTTCTTGATGAGGTCTTAGTGTAATCAATGATTTAATGATGTTTCGTATATTCTAATTATAGTGTATAATTATTGCCAATATGCAGGTCTGTAGTCACTTTCCTGACTGTCCACTACATCTTCTCTCGCTATTGGATGTATATGTTGATTATTATACCATATTTCATCCTTCTCTTCAAGTGTGGTATCTGTTCTCATATTACCTCCAATACATATGAAACATCATACCATGATAACCACTATTATATTTTTTACCGCTTCCTTTCATTTGTAAATGGAATAGTTTGAAATTGTCACTAGTTCTAAACTCTAGTGTAGTATTATTTATTTTCCATGAACCATTTTCTATTAGTGATACTAGAGAATCAACATTTATGATATCAACATTATTTGTTATCTTATTTCTCCATACTATACGATTAACACTATCACCATTAAATCCTCGTCTTACAATAATATCAAATATCTCTAGTTTGTAAGAGTTCATGAATAATAAGAAACTATCAATAATATCATTGGATATATTATCTCTATAAACTCTATTCTGTCGTATCTCAGCATCACTAAGTGATAAGTTTTGATGGATACTCTCAACAATAGATATTAATTCCTTATTAGGATATCCAAAGAACATATTGATAAAAGATTCGCAATTACTATCTCTAAGATCAAAATGATCTATAAACTTCTTACTTGATAATAATGCTACTTGAGTATGGTTCTTAGATACATTCTTTACTGAATATTTGTTAGTTCCTTCATTGTCATATACATCTACCTTAGTTTGTGGACGACCATCAGTTTGATGATCTCCACCATATCGTTCATTTAAAAGATCAACACAAATCTCTTCATATTTGTGTCCATCACTTTTTGCTTTTTTCCCTGCTAGTATTGAGTTCATTACCATGTTTTGTTATGTGTGTTTACATCACCTTCAACATGATTATGGTCTATCTCATCTATATGAGCATGCTCTATGTTGAAATGCTCTAGTGCATTAGCAATTCTCTCAAGTGCATCAGCGATGCGATCTGCTGTTACTGAATTCATTTTAGTATCCTTCTCCATAAATTTCTGACATCAACTCATAATACATTATCTTTAGTTTAGATGCTGGAATGCTTTTTGCTTTGTCATTAATCTTTTCTTCTGTCTTATCATCAAAATTCTTAGCAAGACCTTTGATTTCTTGGATGTAATAGCGACAGTCTGATCTGGTTATGGTCATAGATTTGTTTCGTATATACTAATTCTACAATAAAAAAGAGACATGTGCATGTCTCTTGTTACAGTTATTTAATTGTCCTTAGAAGAGTAAACCCCATGCTAGAACTATGAAAAATGCCCATGCTAGAAAGTTTCTCTCTTCTAATACATTTGAGTCTTGCTTGATAGCACTAAGCAATTCAGTCTTAGTGTTTTTCATGCTGAACTTGTTCATGTAATGTTGTATATAAAGAGTGGGCGAAACATTAAGGGGAATGTAATTTTAATTCATCGTCATGTCTCTACTTCTTGTTTGAGAGTGGGACTTACAACTTCAAAACTCATGCAACTAAGTTGACAGTTTCAAACTGTGAGTACAAGAGGTTCGTCTTAAAAGGTTTTCCACAGTGTGCGATCAAAGACGCTTCTGAATTGATTCCCTACCCTTGCCTTGCGTTTGCCCATTCTCAAAACTGTTAGAGTAGATGAACCCTTAACTGTTTCGCTCTTCTATTATACACGATTCAATAGGTCTGACAACCACCTAGTGTACACTTTACAAATTGTCCTGTGGTATGTCCGAATTCATTGCTTCAATAGTATCAGCAATCATAATACTATATGTCTCCCTAGTTTTCATTTCTAACTTGAGTAGAAACTTACACATATTCTGCAATTCCTCTACATCATCACACCTATCAATCTCTCTTGATATTTTCTCATATTCAAATTCTTGTGCGGTATTCCTTAATGGGATACTGTTAGGGTCGAATTTCATCGATTCTTTTTAGGTGAATGTCCATGTGCAATTCCTAGTTCATGCATTTTAGCGTGTTCATCTATCTGATCTTTCAAATTTTTCTTCCCTGCACCAAATGTATTGTAAAGTCCATAAACAATTAACGAGAAGACAAGTAAACCAAAGAATAATATAAATCCTTGATCGGGTGTAAGATTAAGATGATTGATTAGAGGTGTTTTGCACTTAGTCCATGTTCCTGGTAAATGATATACAGGTGGGCATGATAGAAAGATCATTTTTTAAATACTCCTACTTGTTTTAAAATGTAAATTGTTAATAGTGTCCAAAATATAATATACCACATATATTACATACCATTCCAGAATGTATCTACTGGGGATGCCATGTTCCTTGAAATAAAATATAAACCTACATTACATGCAAACCAGTTGATGTTTACAACCCATGCCTGTCTCCAACAGTATTTTCTGTTGTTCTGGACTATGTAGTTGTTTCTCTCATTCATTGATTCATCAACGGATAGAGGTCTAACCTTGATCAACTGTTCTAATCCTAGTGAGATTAGAAAACCAATAGCATAAATGTAAAATAACAGATTCAATAGACTTGCCATTGAGAATAAAAATGAGATCATAATTAACGATGTAAAAGTTTTTGTATGGGTACTTGTTTTATTTTATCTATCACATCCACTTCAACTCTCTCTACAATTTTATCAAGTACATCGATGTCAATGTGCATGAATGGTGGAATGATACCTAACAATCTTAGCAAACCATCAACGAATAGTGCGAGTGCGGTAAACCCTAATATCATACTAATAACAGTAGCATCACGATTATGTTTACGCATTGACTCTTCATCAATCCGTTGTGCTTCTGCTACCGCAACCTCGACTGCATGAGCAATCATCCTATCCACCTCTTCCTTAGTGTAGGTATACTTTTTTATTCTTTCTTCTGTCATTTGACCTCCTATGTCTGTAAGGGGGAATTCCTTAATTAGAGTTTCTACCATGTTATTGGGTCGAGGTTGATTTCTCCGAACGGTTCGGATGTTGGTGGTAATAATTCAGTCATTAGTGGGAATAGGTGAGCATAAGGTGAACCGAGACCATTAATAGTTTCAGTAAATATCTGATAATTTCCTAACAATCTGTAAGGTTCATCAGATACAGCAGTTTGTTTTTGTCTTAAACGCTGCTCATCTTCGGATAGTCTCCTAAAATAATCTAAACGAATGTTCTCATGTATAGGTATAAGTTCATTCATTTTAAGATACTCATGTTGTATGAGATTTGTGGATATATCAAAATATTCTCTGTTCTCTAAACATAAACATGCATTAGTTCTAGTTTGTTCCCAGAACTTAGTTTTATATTGAGAACCTTCCTGTAGATAGAAACCTAAAGATGCAGCACAATCAATTTTGCCATCTTCATATCTATCTTCCACATCTAATCTTTGATATTCTGTCTGTTGTCTCTCAGGATCTTGAAACAAATACTCTGATATTGCTTCTGCTATGTCTCCTTCAAGATAGTTTTTAAAGTTGTTTAACTCATCATTAAACCCCAACGCACGACCACATCTTGCATATCTGTTATTAGAATGAATACAATAATCTGATAACATATTATCATATTCTATTGCTTTTGGCAACTCACCTACACTTATTTCACAATGCTCATTGAAATCTTTAATAGCATCATCAAGTGTTGTTAAATTCTTATCATATGAATATATCCATGTTTGAGCATCTTTAATGGGGATGCCTGTTAAATATCCATGTTTACCTGCAATATGTGCAGTGTAATTCCATTTACCCTCTACCTTTTTATTAACAGTTAGAGTTGCATTTGTTGGTTTATATAATGCTTCACTATAAGAATTATGATCCCATATTGCACCTCTAGTACAATCAATTACAAAATCATACTGTTCTCCAAGTATTTTAACATGATCTTGTTGTACATCAATATATTCTACATGACTATCAATCATTCTTACATTTTTTGCAGTATTGGTATAACTATTCCAAAATAAATCTACAAGTTTTCTACCATTTAAGTGCCAACCTACATGAGTTGGTTCATACATTACATAGAAATTATGAGGTGTTATATTACCAAACCCAATAAACTTTTTACCCCACTTCTGTTTACCATCTAACAATCTTGATAGATGTACTGTACTTAATGTAGTATTCTCTCCAAGTATTTCTCCCCACTCGGATTCAGTTTGTATCCCATAGTCATCAATAATATGAGAACAATCACGAATCCAAACTATTTCATCGTCCTGATATACTCCTTCAAGAGTATCTCTATGTGACACGCAATTCAATAATACTTGTACTGCATCAGTACCACCAATAATAGCAATTTTTCTAGTCATAAGTTATGTAAATGTAGGAAACTTGTTAGCATAATCTGCACTCATTCCTCTAGTAAATGAACTGAAATTATAGTAGTCACGACAGAAATCGAAAGTAAACTCAACATCAAGAAGATCGTTAACAAATAACTTTTTCATTTCTGGGTCATCACCTATAATATTAAACAAATCATCTGTAAATGTTTGTTCATCACTTATTAAACGACAAGGATTTATCTCCTTATTATTTAATATGTCTCTAGCATTTTTCTGGATTTGTTGCCAGAATGGGGTGTCATGTTCTGAACCAAAATGATACATCCATGCAGAATTTAATAACCAATCCCCAACAACCTCCTCATAATACCAACTGTTGATATTATTAACAAGGTCTATATTATTATATGTATCGCCAAGAGCATAACTTGCCATCTTATCTGTCACATTATCATAATACATACCTGCCAACGCTTCAAGTGGGTCAAGAAATCCCAACGCATTACCATTACGAGCATATCTACCACTATGATGCATTAGATAGTTAGAGAATCTAGATTTCCAAGTAAACTTATTATATTGATATCCATCCTGAGGTACTAAACTTCTAAACTCTTGTTGTGCTTCCTCTTCTGAAGTTAGATTTGAATTATATGCATAACCATAAGTTCTCCTACTCTGCAATGGAATTCCAAACATCCAACCATTTCTAGTAGTTTGTGTTAATGTATAACCCCAGTCTGCAGGTTCTGGTAATCTAGTAGCAAGAACTGTATTACATGTTTCAAAAGGTGAATCAAAATAATAATCATCATTTACCAGTGATCTGCCACCACTACAATCTAATACAAAATCAAATACCTCACCATCAACAACAACACCAAAGCAATGCCCACCTATAGGATCTTGATCGAAAGATATTGACTTTATCTTAGTATCTCTTGCTTCAAAGTTATAGCAACTCTCATTAGTTAAATGCTCAATAAAGAAACTACTGAATAATCTGGTATCAAAATGAATAGCAGCAGTACTCATAGGAAAATATCTGGTGAAGTCTCCACCATTTTTACCCCATCCTACAAATCTATTACCAAACTTGATAGTGGCATCAAAATAATCTTTAGAATCATATCTCAAATATGATGGTGGACTAGCAATTTGTCCTGATAAAGATGGTGTTGTTGACTCTCCAATACCAAATATGTCCACTGATGTATCATATATCCACACGATTTTATAATCATTCTCTGTATCTGCCTTGGTTCGTTCTTCTATCAATTGTAGAATAGAATTAATACCAATAACACCTGCACCAATTACAGCAATCTTTTTCATTGTATTCCAAAGAGAATGTTTGCTTTCCTAAAGTCATCATCAACAAACTTGATAGCATAGTTGTTAGTAGAAACAACATATCCTTCTGGAGTTGTTGGTGTGCTTCCTATATATGTTCTTATCTGACCAACCTTATTTAACTGTGCTATGACCATTCTCTTGGCATCACGAATAGAAATGTATGATGCAAATGTAAAATATATCTCATTCTGATACCTAGCAATAAAGTTGAGACCCTCTAACTTCATCTGTTTATATCTCTCTTTACCTTTAACACTTGTTTTAGCATTCATTTCTGCATCTAATCTGTCAGAATAAAACTTAGCAAACTGTGCAACTGTCCTTCTAGTGTTTAGAATACTTTTGCCACTACGAATCTGTTGATTAAAGAACTGCTTGAATAGTATTGGCATTAAGAACCTTGACTGTCCATGACTCTGCATGATATCAAGAAACCTTGATGCTCTCTTGAGTGAACCTTCTGCACGATTGATAGTAGCAATATACTTGATCTTCTGAGTATTATCAAAACGACTAATACCTTGAGCATCCTTAAAGTTAGCATTGGGGATGAATATATCTTCAGTTCCTACAAATAATGGTGCTTTATATACTGCCTTACAGTCCTGTATTGTGCTACCCTGATATACTGTATGGAATACAATACCAATCTTTGCTTTCTCTACTGCCATACCTTGACTTGATTTGCATGATACTGCATAGGTAATAGCATTAGGATTAAATGTAATAACTCTATGTCCACCAATATTAGCATATCTCTTATCTCCTGATGAGAATAGTAAGTCTCCTTGAATAATACCTTTGATATTTAATTGAGAAAGATACTTAAGACAATCCTTTAACTTATTACGAAGTATCTCTGCTTGATAGAAACGATCAATATCTACATCGTCATAACATATTTTAGGTGTAACCTTATTGAATACTGATTTAGTACCAACAAAGAATTTGCCAGTAACAGGATCTGTGCCACAAATAATTGCAGGAGCACCATCCCACTTGGTACTAACACTTAAATCAGACTTACTGCCTGTAAGCATATTACCAAATGATCTGAGTACAGAAACGACACTAAATCCACCAGCAGTGCCAGCATTGAGGATTTCGTCTTCTAGGTGTTCAAGATGGGTATTCTTCATACCTATATTATACACGATTTTACCTCATAATGGGGGTTGAGTGGACACTTAAATGACTGACTATCACTTGAATCCAGGACCATTTGCCCAGACTACCAAACTTCTACGAATACCAGAAGTAACAGGTTGAACCCTATGTAATACATAACTGGGAAATATTATAACATGCCCTCTACTATTTACTGCTGTCTGTACTTCACCATCATGTAACTGCAATTCACCACCAGTATACTCACTAGGGTCACTCAACTGAACTGTCATGCTCAATTTTCTTGGTGGTACATCTGACTGCATATTATTATCTACATGCCATCTATAAAATCCTTTATCGTCTCCTTCATATACTGTGTATTGTATATGTTCATGAAATCCACGGATATCAAACTTCCAGAACATACCATTAGTTACTCTTAATATATTACCTAAACGCTCATATAACCATTTTGTATCTTTATTGCATTCTATCCATGCAGTCTTAGATGTACGAATACTATCAACTACACTGGTATCACTATCATTACCAACTGTAGCAGGTCTTGGATTAAGGGACTCACCATGATTAATAATGCGATGACACTCATTTAAGGTGAATCCATCTTCCCATGTTTGATATGATGTCTCACCCTGAAAATTAGGGCAAGGACTCAAAGGATAAATTGACATAATAAAAATTAGTAGATGATCTTGATATCTCCATTATTCGGTTTAACTTCATACTTACTACCATTGACTGCACGACCTGCGTTACCACCCTGTGACCCACCTGCTTCACCCCAGTCACCACCAGGACCACCAGGTTGACCAGGACCACCAGGTTGACCAGGTGTTCCAGCATTTCCTGGTGTGCCAGGTGTGCCAGGTGTTCCACTACCTCCAGGTTGACCATCACCGCCTGGTGTGCCACTTGATCCACCACTACCAGGTGTGCCAGGTGTGCCAGGTGTGCCAGGTGATGCTGCACTACAACTTGCTGAACCGCCAGGTGTACCAGGTGTTCCACTACCTCCCGAACCACCGCCACCGCCAGGTGTACCAGATGAACCAGGTTGTCCACTTCCACCAGGTGTACCAGGTGTTCCAGCACCTCCACCTCCACCAGGTGTTCCAGGTGTACCAGGTGTTCCAGCACTTCCTGCAATATTTCCAGTTTTATAATTCCAACCACGACCAGGTGCAGCAATACCACCTATACCATGAACACCACCTTGCCCCGAATAACCGCCAGGTCCACCAGATCCTCCTGAACCTCCTCCACCACCAGATCCTCCTGAACCACCTTGTCCACCACCACCGCCAGATCCTCCTGAACCGCCAGATCCTGCAGATCCTCCAGATCCTCCGAAACATGCTACTTTATACTGTGATGTTGTCCTTGCTTGTCCACTACTTGTTGCTTGAGATGATGTCCTACCTTGAATTTGTCCACGACGACTACGAGGCCACCCACCAAATCTCCTACGACGAGAACTCCTATTTTGATTAGTTGTTCTATTTTGTACTGTAGCTCTCTGTTGGAATGTGGTTCTTTGCATACCAGGTGAACCTGATGAACCTGATGAACCATCAGATCCTGAACCACCATCACCTCCTGAACTACCATCGCCACCACTACTACCACTAGAACCGCTACTACCAGGTGAACCAGGTGAACCAGAAGTCGCTCCACTACCATCTGAACCATCTTGACCATCAACACCGTCTTTTCCACCTCCACCACCACCATATATTCTAGCGTCTGATCCTTCACACTCTACAAATACTTTTCTTATTGCTGGACCTGCTGGTTGATTAATATTAAAAGCATGTCCACCAGGTTGATTGATAGCACCACCAGCACCATATACACCATAAGATGCAGGTGCATTGTTAACAAATAATGTTAAATTAGATGATGGTTGATCTGCAACAGCAGCAGGGGATGATACACTATTGCTTACAAGTCTACCCTTAATCTTAAGATACTTTGTTATATTTTTATTTAAGTTTGAGTTCCAATCAGCATTTACACTGGGGGTTGTAGGACTACTCAAAGTAGTAGCATTAAAATTATATTCCTCTGTCAGTGCATCTTGTTCAATTACATATTCTTTAATGACTCCTCTAACATCCTGCGGTGTAATTGCACCACTGGTAGGTACACCAACATTCTCAGTAGAATCTAAAACATATGGTAGATGCGAATTGCTTGATGATGGATATTTACCTTGACTAAAATCATATGGTGCATCAAGGTCTGTTTGTCTGTGTAATTCTGAGGCAGAAATAGATTTGCTAGTATCACCTATAGCAGCACGAATCTCACCAAATGAAATTTGTGTGCCAGGTGTACCAGTAAGTAGTTGTTGAGTTGTTTTACTCCAATTATTTGCTGCCATTTAATTTCCTCAAACTAAGTTCAATGTAGCAGATCCTATACCAGGTAATGTGATATAAACTTTAGTACCACTACTATCTAGTTCGATATCTATAGCGGATGTTCCTGTAGAAACATATGATCTATAGTGAGTAGCAACTCCAATACCTTGATTGGTTTTGTACTGATGTTTATTGAAAGTCTTATTGTACCACATATGTGCAGTACCCCATCCAATTCCTTGAGCTCCTACCTCATCATAAGGTTGAATGATGTTTGCAACTCCTTGTTCAGCAGTTAATCTCTCTGCCTGAGTAGTAACACCACCTATGAAACCAAGTTCCTGCACATATTGAGCAGGATCGTCACCTGTATTTAATACAGTTGAAAGACCAACCCAATTATCATTACTATTTTTAACAGCAACTGTATTACTTGCAGTATCAAAGAATAAACAACCAGTACCCTGAACTGATCCATTTGGAACTGTATTGTTAGGATCATCATTAAAGTAACTTGGTATTCTTAAGAATCCACTAGTAACAAATCCTAAGTCAAGAGTTGTGCGTGGTTTATTAGTTTCAAATCCAACACGAGCAGGACCAGCATCAGTACCACCTATACCTGTATGATATGAATGGAATACGGTTTCTTTATATACTTCCAACATATTACCATCATTATTTCCCACCATTGTACCGATACCGACACCACCTTCAAATACTGTCTCACCATTGATAAAGTTACCTGAAGCATCTCTTCCATATCCAACATATAGAGCAACACTACTATCTCTCTTACCTGCAGTAGTACCAATACCAATACCACCACCAGGTGAGTCATCAACAAAGATTTCAGCATTATCCCATAACGCTATACCCTCAGTAATACCTAAAGTAGATAGAGAAGTATTAAATCCTAGTCTAGTTAATTTAAGATTACTATTATTACCACCAGTTATATCAATATCAAAGAATGTAGATACACCAGCAGTTGATTGGAAGTAGTTATTTGATGTAGTAGGACCTGTAAGATTTAATCCACCACCAGTAATTTCTCCAGTTCTAGCATTTAATCCTGTGCAACTTATAATACCTGTACCTGCATCCAGAGATTTACATGATACAAATCCACTAACACCATTTAATAATATCGAACCAAATGTTGCTATGCTTCCACCAGTGTAATTGAAATTACCACCAACATCAAGATCCCCAACAGTAATTGCACCAGTTGTAATAATACCACTCAAGTTAGCAAAGAGTGTACCTGCAGCAGATACTTGTGTTGTTGCGTCACCAAAGTTTATTTGTGATCCAAATGTAGTTGTTCCACCAATAGAAAGATTTTGTCCAACTGATAGATTTTTACCTGCCGACTGTACTAGATTTCCTGTTATAGTTGTATCATGTAATGTGGCACTAGATGATGTAGTTCCTGAAATAATACCAGTCGCAATAATTTCTGCAGCAGTCACATCTGTAATATTTACAGATCCGCCAAATGTACCACCAATTGATAAGTTACCTTCAACTGATAAGTCACCACCAAATGAACCACCACCTGAGAAATCAGCACCACCAATAACACCCATACCCCTGCCTAGAGCAGAAGATGTGGCACCTACACCTAAGAAGTTACCTACCGAGACCTCTCCACCAAATGTAGATACACCAGTATTTCTAATGAATATACTATTAATACCTAAAGAATCTATATCATCTACTGTAATGTCTGGACTGTTGGTTAATCCTGCTGCTACTGTAGCAACTCCATCAATGTCACCAACTAAGTTACCATAGAATCCACCAGCAGCACCCATTGAACCTGTGACTGTACCAGTTCCAACTACATCAAGATTGAATCCTCTTGATCTTGATGTACCTATACCAACATTTGCCTCTCTTGTTATTATTACTCTAGGAACATTATCAGTTCCATTGTCTCCCCAAAATTCTACCTGTCCACTCTCAGTACCACCAGTTCCAGTAACACCACCGTTATATAATATCTGAGCAACTGCAGTGTCATCAATAGATGAACCTGTAGAAGTCTCAATAAATCTTACACCAACTCTCTTATCTGCATTTACAAAATCTTGATTAAAGTCAATAGTCTTACTATCTCCTTTAAATGTTAAACCACCAGATGTTCCAGTTACAACACCAGAAGCAATATCCAATGCTCCAAATGAACCGACACCAGCAGTCTCAAAATTACCTGTACCACCTGTGATTGATTGAATACCACTAATGGATCCAACCATTTCAATATTACCCTGTTGGGCGTTACCTATTAGATTTAACTTTTTAAGAGATACCTCTTCAAATGTACCTATACCACTAATAGCATCAAGTTTTATAATATCACCAACAGCAAAATCTGCCTGAGGTAGTGTTACAGATATACCAACAGGTCTAAAAGCATTGATAGTACTACCAGCACCAGGATAAGGATTAGTCCATACTGCAGTAGGAAGATCTGTTAGATCAGCACCTGAACCACTGAATAATACCGCAGTTACCTTACCAGTATTAGCATCAACAGTAACTCCTGTAGTCCCTACGCCAACTTGGAATGTTGCTTCAGGAATTGTAGTTCCTATACCTACCGAATTTCCAACAGCAACATTAATATTACCGTAAAATGTAGATTGTCCAACAACATTTATATCTCTTAAATTCGCCTGATTCTCGACAATGATCGATCCTCGAACATCGAGTTCCTCTCTTGGAATGGTAGTTCCGATACCTACCAGTCCATTGTTAGAGACTAGATCATTGGCATCAACCTGAATACCATCTCTAAAATTAATGATAGTCTTATAATTGGTAGGCATTATCTTATGCTAAGGAGACCTTTTTATTATTTATCTGAGCTCAGATCATCTACCTGTTTGGAGAGATCCTTGACTGCTTCAATGAGTAGAGGAATTAATTTGTTGTAGTGAACGCCTTTAGTTCCATCTGGTTTTGTAGATACTGCATCAGGAAGTACAGACCCT